ATCCGGTGATTGTTGCGGCGGCGATGTTCGACGCGGTGATGGTTGCCGGCGCAATGTTGAAGCCCTGAATCGTATCGAGAGCGATGTCGGTGTTGGTGATAGTCCGATCGAGGATGTTTGCGCCGGTAATTGTTCCCGCGGCGATGTTCGATCCGGTGATTGTTGCGGCGGCGATGTTCGACGCGGTGATGGTTGCCGGCGCAATGTTGAAGCCCTGAATCGTATCGAGAGCGATGTCGGTGTTGGTGATAGTCCGATCGAGGATGTTTGCGCCGGTGATTGTGCCGGTGGCAATATCTCCGCCGACGATGGTGCCGTCGATGATGTTGGCAGATGCTACGGAGTCACTAGCCATCTTTGCGTTGGTGATTTGTCCGTCTGTGATGCCGGCGGTGATGACCGGGTAGATCTGTTTCCATCCGGTCGTCGTTGAGTCCGTGTTGACTTGGACGACGTTAGTGTCTTGAAGGTAGGCGACCATGCCTTCCTTGACGATTGAGACGGTGAGCGCGGCATCTCGAGCGGCGGCGTTCGCGAATCTCATGACCGCCTGAGACGAGCAATAGTCCGTGAGGTCTGCCGCGTCCAATACGGTCGCGGCGACGAACGCTTTATATCCTGACGCCATTTAATCCTCCTAGAATCCGTATCGGTTGGAGTCTAGTAGAGACAACGGTTGCAAGGTTGGAGAGATGGCGGAGTCTCCCCATACTAGGGATTGTTCGGCGGCGTCGATTAGGTCGAACTCGAGTAGGTGCGCCGCGGGTGAGATTCGGTGTTTGATGCCGGAGATGTTCATGTATTTTGAGATTAGTTGTCCGCCCGGTGGCGTGAACTTGATGAGAACTAGGTCGTCAATGTCGAGCGCGGCGACGAGTCCTTGGTTTGAGCCTGTTTGTGCGGCCATGTCAATCGCAACAACACGGGGTCGGAATACGGGTTGCGAGAATGTGTTGGCGTAATACTGTGAGAAAGAGAGGGCTACGGTGTCGGTCGACATGAGCATTCCTTCCTCGTTATAGGCGAAAATGCCATACGAGGCTTGTGAGGTGGCGTTGTCGGTGACTTGGGTAGTGCCGCCGGTACGGGTGATTGAGGCGCGGTTGTAAAGAAGTTCGGAACCGAACTCGACGCCAATCGAGCGGGGAGTGATGCTCGTCCCGTCGTCGGTGATTGTGATGGCTCCGGAATAGGTCGGGTTGTAGCGCCTCGATCGGAATGTGAGGAATCCTTCTTTAGATACGAAGAGCGCTCCGGGTTCGGACGATTCGATTTGCTGGAGGAATGTGAGCGCGTTCTGGCCTACCGTGACCGTCGTTGATTGAAAGGTGGTGATGCCGGTCGTGATGTCTCGACGTGTCGGGTCAAACGCGACTTCGGCGGTGTCTAGGACTGCTGAGAGCATGGTCGACGAAAGGTTGGTCCCGAATGTTGTCGTCGCGAGTGTCCGGTTTGCTAACTGGCTGAACGCGTCGGCCGCTAAGACGGTCGCGGTCGCGCGTTGATCTAGTGGATAGTTGAGATCCCAATCTTGGACGACTCCGAAGAAGATGAGCTCGGTTCCGACCGTGACGCGGATCCGTCGGCCCGGGATGATTTGACCGGCGTAGGGGTACTGAGTGGTCGCTGGCGGTGGAATTGTTGGGTCAAACTCTGCCCGCTCGTTATCGAGAACGACCGTACACGTCCCCGCGTTGTATCTGCCGAGGGCTTGGTTTTTGCCTCGAGTGATTGAAGTCGAATAGGCGCGGTTTGTAACGTCAACAAACACGACACCGCCGAGTTTGTAGGTCGTACCGTTGAGGACGCCTTTTGTCGCGTCGTTGAGTGTGAAGTTGAGCAGAGTTGACGAGGTGTTGAACTCGATCTCGACAATCGCCGGCGCGATATTGGACATTTAGGCCGCCTGAAAAACGGGGCCGGCGGTGCGTTCGTATTGTTTGATCGCGTCGACTACTTGACGGCCAATTTCTCGGGGGTCGCCGACGCCTGTCTGTACCGTGATGGAGTAAGACTTGCCCATGTTGCCGAGACGGTTGAGAGGGATCACGGCTTCGGGTCCGCCTCCTTCGCCAATCATGGCCAGAGTCGGACTCGTGACGATGCCGCCTTGGGCGAGTTTTGGAATGTTCGGGATGTTAATGTTTGGGAGCAATGCGCGACCAACGGGTCCGACGGCGAGATTAGCGATTGCATCGAGGGCGCGGTTGACGCCTTCGATGATTCCGTTTCCGATTGACTTACCGAGCGACAAGCCAAGGTCGAGGAACTTTCCTCCGAGTTGACCGGCTAGGACGGGGATGATCTTGATGATTTCGAGGGCCATGAGTCCGAGTCCTTTGAGGACTTCAGGGGCGATTTGGATCACCCAACCGGTGAGGGCGGCGGCGAGTTTGAGCGCGGTTTCTGAGAGTTTTGGCGCTACAACGGTCACGAGGTAGACGACCGTCGCGGCTAGGAATGTTCCGAGGTTCTTGAGGAGGTCGGGGATTCTTGGCTCAATCCAGTCGACGAGCGCGGAGCCGAGTTTGATGAGTTTGTCTTGGAGCTTGGGGAACGCGACTTCGATGAGGAAGGTTGCGGCTTCGGCGATGAACTTTCCGAGAGCGGCCAACATTGGACCAATTCGGGGTCCGATCCATGCGACGAGCGCGGCCCCAACCTTGTCGAGAGCCTCGGAGATTGCGGGGAGTGCGACGTCTTGAAGGTAGGTGACGGCGTTATCGAACGCGCTACCGATGGCGTTGGAGACGCCGTCTTTCTTGATTGTGGCACCGAAGCCGCCAACAAAGTCGGAGAAGGCCTTGAACGCGGGGAGGATTTTGTCGGCGACTATGTCGACGAGGACGGTGAACGCTGGCACCAATGCGCGACCGATTTCGGTTTTGACGTTGGCGAACTCTGCCGTCAGGATTTTTTGCTTGTTTGAAAGTGAGTCCGATGTTCTTGCGAAGTCTCCTTGCGCCGCGCCAGTCTGTTCAAAGATGGCGGCTTGGGCGGCGAGGACCTTTTGTTGAGGTGTGAGGGCGTCTTTAGTGGTTGAGACAATGCCAAGCTCGAGAGCCTTTTGACGAAGTGTGGCGTCGTCTAGGAGGACGCCGAACTTGCGGAGAGGTTCGGCTTCGCCTCTAAGGGCTGAACCGATGGCGTCGATTGCTTGTTGGGGTGTCGTGTTGTTGAACGACGCAAGGTCTCCGGCGAGTGACAAGAACTCGGTCGAGAATCCCGAGAGATCCTTACCGGTGAGTCCGGCAGATTTTCCGAAGGTGGCGAACGTGGCGGCACCGTCGAGGGCGGCTTGTTTTGTGAGGCCGAGAGAGCGGGCGGCACCATCGGCGAACTTTTCGATTTCGTCCGCGCTTTCGCCGAAGAGGACGCCGACTTTGGAGAGGGTTTCGCCAAGGTCGGCGGCGTCTTGGATTGCTGAGTATGCGAGAGCTCCCGCGCCGGCGATAGCGGCGGCTGAGGCGAGCGCTACCTTTTCGATTCCTCCGAAGGATTTTTTGAAGAGGTCATCGGTTTCGTCGAGGGCCTTACGAAGTGGGGCCGCGTTGCCCGAGATGACGATGTTGATCGCTTTAGCCATGGCGGGATTCTACTCTAGGTCGTTCTTCTTGATGATCTCGTCGATTCGTTGTTCGTAGAGTCTTTGGACCTCTCCGCGTCGACCGTCGAGGACTTCGTAGACGAATGGGTTGGGTGCAATGTTTCGCGCTGGCCATCCGAAGTGGATCGGGCCCGCATAGAGAAGCGAAGCGGAGCCAAGTCGGACGCGTCCTTGACGTTGTAGCGGTGCTGATTTGATGCTTGCCAAGAGTGCGCCCGATTGGACCGGGACGAGTGGAGTCGCGGCGTCGACGATGATTTGTCCGGCTTGCCGGTGAGTTTCTTTCATGTCGTCGCGGGATTGTTTTGAGACGTCTTTGAGGGCTTTTTGAACTTGACGGAGACCGTCGATTTCAATCTTGCCTCCACGATCTCCAAGGACCCCGGCGCGATAGTCGGCGGCGGCTTGTTTCTGATACTTGTTGAGCGCCATCTTGTTATCTCTTTTGGTTTTGTTCTTTGAGGACGTCGACGAGGTTGTTGAGCGTGTCAATATCTTCCTCGAGGAGTGCCTTGGGTGGGATACCGGTGGCGATTGCTAGTTGGCAGATGAAGCGGTTGAACTCTCTGGGGTTTCTTTTGGGTCGTCTGCCAACTCGATCATTGGGATGGAGGCGAGTGATTGGATAAACGCTTCGCGCCATGCGGCGACGGGGATTCCCGCTTGTCGTTCGGCGATGAACGCGAGGAGGTTCATGTTCCCGGCGTCCATTTCTGAGATGTTTTGAATTGTCTTGAACCAAGACGATCCGGACATTTTTTCCCATTGGTCGATGATCCACGGAGTCACGGGATATGTCCCGGTCGTTCCGTCTGTGTGCGTGACGGCGATTTTTGTGTTCGGGATCATGTTTTAGACGCTCGCGATGGCGAGGGTGCCTCCTGTGAATACGGCTTGGGTGGTGGCAATCGAGCCCAACGATCCGTCGATGCTATTGAACGATTCCAGATAAGCACCGGTCACGGTGTATCGCCTATTCGTCGCTGAGACGGCACCGGCGCTTGGAATGAGGATGAGAGTGGTCGTTGATCCCACGAGTGCTTCGAGAGTGGCGGTCGTGTTCGAGGCCGCTTGGTCGAGTTGGACTTCGATTGTGACCGTGAGGTTGATGAGACCGGCGGCGAACTTTCGGGCGGTGTCGGCCTGTGTTGTGACGTCCTGAGATTCTTTCGAATTGACAAGAACGGCGCTGACTATTTTTGAGTCGAGGACCACGGAGTTCACCGTGACCTGAGTCATTGGGATGTATTGGGCCATGATTTACTCCTTGGGCTCTGAGACGGTCTTGTTGACCGTCTTGGTTGATTCTAGATGACCGCTAGAGATAAGCGCGTCAATGTTGACGCCCGCCTCTAGAAGTTGGTCCTCTGAGATTTTGTTGCCGGGTTCGCCGAGCGCGATTGAAGAAAGGATCTTGTAGTCCATTGGGTTCTGCTTTCTATCCGTAGATTTCGATTTCGTATTGGTACGCGAAGAAGGTGACGCTCGAGACTTCGATTGTGATCGGAGCGGCACGAACTACGCGAAGAGACGCGACCGCGCCTCCGAGAGTCATGTTAGTCGTGAGCGCGGCCTTGATGCTTCCCGCGCCTGTGCCGGCGAGGAATCCGTCGAGTTTGTCTTGAGCTCCTCTTTCGTTCATTCGTGACACGATGACGATGACGTCAACTTGTGCGAGGTCGAGACCTCGGTTTTGGGCTTGGTCGAATACGAGAGTCAAGTTTCCAACTACGGCGCATGGTGTAGGGACTTGGTCGGGGACATAGTCAAAGACGCGACCGACAACCGGAGCAAGGGCGGTTTTGAGCGCCGTTCGAACGGTTGAGACGATCACGCGAAGAACTCGCGACGGTATGCGCGGACGATTGCTTGAATGTCTCGACCGAGTGGCGACATTCGAATTGCTCCTAGTTCGGAGAGCCCAAGGACTCCACCGATCGAGTCTTTCCGCTTGTAGTAGTCGGCCGAAAGGATGAGGGTGGCTTGTTCGATGTCGTTAGGTACGGCGGGCCATCCCCATTTCGCGGTGACTTCAACTTGTGGGCGGTAGTTGACCGGCAGAGAGAGAGCGGTTCCGCCGACGATGGTGAGGTAGTTAATCGGGCGGCCTTTGGCGAGTGCCGTCGTTGGTTCGACGATGTAGTCCGTGTTAATCGTGAGAGTGGTTTGATAGGTGCCGGAAGAGTTCGGATCGGTTTTCAAGATGAGCCCGGTGAGGCTTGAGATGTCGTCGGTGATGACGCGCATATTGCCAACGGGTCGAAAGGTTCTCGCGGTCGCGGTTGACTCGGCGTAGAAGTGACGATTTGCGATCTGGTCAATCGACCGTGAGGACGCTTCGATGATGTCCTCGAGCATTGTGTCCTCGACGGCGTCGTCGATTTTGAGATATGCC